TCTCAAAGAAACATCGTAATGAGTTGCTACCTCTTTCTCAGTAAAGAATTTCTGACCGTCCACTATCATAGTTCGTCCTTATACATAAATCTACTGTTAATTCCTTTTGTCACTATATATATCATTTAAATGCCTGTCTTTTACAGAGTTTTACATTGATTAACATTGTTTAACTTACCCTTCTTTTGTTCATCGTTAACTCACTTCAAATAGACTAAATTGACATTGTGGACACGCACTAAGTGCGTTTGCCAGGGATGGCAACATGTCTACCGAGACTCGTGCGTAATGCGAGGAATGTTTTTTAGCGTGATGGCGTAATAGTCCGAGACCTGTTCGTAAGGCAGAGGAAATTACCGTAGCGGGGAAATAGCTAGAAGGGAATGTATGGATAATAGCGTTATGGATAATGCGTCTGATACGAGTCAGACCCAGGCGGAGCCTGTAGTTCAGCAACAAACTGAACGAATGCTCTCACAGTCGCAGGTTAATGAGATTGTGGGCAATGCTAAACGAGAAGCCGCAGAGCGTGCTGTCGAAGCTTATAAAAAGCAAAACGCACCGACTCAAAGCCCATCGACAAGCATACCACAGCATGAACCAAGCTCTGGACGGTTTACATCCGAAGACGATGTGAAACGCGTTGCAGGCGATGAGATTAAGCGACATTTTACTCAACTTGAGCAGGAAGCTCAGGAACGAGCGAACATGGAAGCCGCGAATCGAATTGTTGGCATGTTTAGAGACAAGATTGTAGCTGGGAAAGACAGATTTGAGGACTTTGATTCCGTCACCAGTAATGTTGCAATGCAACGTTATCCAAACGTCGTACAGCTTCTAGCCGAACACGTTGATAACACTGCTGACGTACTCTATCACTTAGCCAAGAATCGAGACAAATTATACCGTCTTGAAGCGCTAAGCGAGCATAGTTCAGGCGATGCTGTCTATGAGATTAAGCGTCTGGCTGATTCTATCAAGTCAAACGAAGAGAGCTCACAGGCAAAACAAGCAAATGCGCCATTATCTCAACAACGACCTTCTAACACCGGAACGGAATCAGGTTCCCTGTCTATGTCGGACTTGAAGAGAAAATACCGCGCATAGCATCATTCCTGATTCCTAACTTAAAGGACTAAAGTTAGGAGTAACTTAACATGGCAGTTTTCCCTACAAATATTTTGCAACAAGTGCAAACGTACCAACGTTCTGGTCTTGCTCTGTTACAAAACTTATGCTGTCACATCAGCACATTTAACACCAAGTTCAAGGATTTCGATAAAATCCAAGCTAACTTAGGCTCTGTGGTAACGTTTGATTTACCTCCACGTTTCACGACTACAGCAGGACTTGTGGCCGCTTTCCAGCCCGCAGTTCAGCGTGTTCAGTCTTTGGCGTGCGATCAAGCAAATAACACTTCATTCGCTGTGACTTCACAACAACGTATCTTCAACTTGGAAAAAGGCGAAGAAGACTACATGCGTGTGTTTGGTAAGTCTGCGATTGCTGAACTTGCTGCTTTGGTTGAAGGCAACATTGCGCTTAACTGGGCATCTGCTGTTGTGTCTCAATTAGATGGTACACCCAATACTTTCTCAGGCCCATATCGATTCTTCGGTAACGGTTCTACTGCAATTAGCTCATACCAACAATTAGCTCAAGCCATTATGTTCTTCAAGAACTACGGCTCTGTCGCTGAAGGTATTAAGGTCTACTTGCCCGATACTGTTGTCCCAAGCGTTGTCGGTAACGGCTTAAACCAATTCGTTCCTCATCGTAACGATGAAATAGCAATGAGTTGGGAAGTAGGTGACTTCGGTACTCCATTAGTTAGCTACTACCAGTCAAACTTAATGCCTATTCACGTATCAGGTAATACTGGTGTGAATCAAAGCACATTGACTGTTGTTTCAACTAATGATCCTACCGGCCAAAATGTGACTCAAATCACGTTCTCTGGTGCTAGTGCAAGTGATGCCAATGCAGTATTTGCTGGTGACTTGTTCCAATTCCAAGATGGCGTCAGTGGTCAACCTAATATGCGCTACTTGACCTTCATTGGTCACTTTCCAAGTGCTAACCCTGTTCAATTTAGAGCAACAGCTAATGCTGCTTCTAATGCCGGCGGTGTTGTGACAATCAACATCACTCCAGCATTGAACTGGGCGGGTGGTCAAAACCAAAACCTAAACAACCCAATTGTTGCGGGAATGCAAGTCCTTGGACTTCCATCTCACCGTTGTGGCGGGATTTTGGGTGGTGATGCTGCTTATTTGGCGATGCCTCAATTACCCGAACAAAGTCCGTACCCAACAGCCAACGAATATGACGATGATACTGGAGCGTCTATGCGTCTGACTTACGGTTCTTTATTCGGTCAAAACCAAACAGGCATGATTTATGACGAAACACATGGCTCTGTAATTGTACCTGAGTACGCCATGCGCTACGTCATTCCATTGTCACAAGGTTAATTCGGTGGTGCCCTCATTCGTGAGGGTATCAACTTAACACTAATTGAGGATAACAAAATGGCAACACCACAAATCCAAAATGAAACGATATATGCCTTACCCCATTTATACATTCAGGGTTTGCAATTATCAGTAGCAACTCCTACCGCTGGTACAGTTATTTGCGTAGCACCTGGTGCTGCTCGTGACTCTACCAACAGTATCGATATGGTTGTCGGCCTTCAAAACTACTTTGGGATTGATAATCCAGCAGTGCTAGAAGTTGGTTTTCAACGCGGATTATTCATTAACTCAGCGGTTAACGGCGCCAATGGCCTTGATACTGGAACCATTGCAGCGAGTACGCAATATGCCGTGTATCTTATTGGTGATTCTAGGAACTACAACAACACTGCTGCTGTTCTTAGCTTAACCTCTAATACTGCGCCATTGCTTCCGTCCGGTTACGACTCTTATCGACTGATTGGTTTCTGGGCTACAAACAGCTCCAGCCAGTTCGTTTATTCGAGCAACAAGCCACAAAACATTGCAGGTCTTTTGACTTACTTCAATAGCCCTGGTGTTTCTGTGCTTGCCGGTGGTACTGCAACTAGCTTCACAGCGATTGACCTGACCACGAATAGTGCTATCCCAACAACTACTCTGCAAAACGTTATTGTGACCTTCTTGGTTACTTTCACACCAGCAGCAGCAGGGGACACTGTTCAATTCAGACCCACAGGTTCATCAGCCACAGGCGGCCTTCCAACCATAACTGGCGTGACAGCAGGTATTGCTCAAAGTCAATACATCCAAGTCATTGCTGGCGTTGGGTCATCCAAACCTGAAATCGACTACAAAGTCACTTCAGGAAGCGATGCGGTCTCTGTATCTGTCGTTGAATGGGCTGGAGTGTCAAACAGTGCTTACCCAGCGTTAGTGTAATCCAACCGAGGAGCGGTAATTATGCCTTATACAGCAGAACATTTAATTACTCGCTCCTGGTTCCTTTCTGGAATCGTGGCACGTAATTTACAGGTTCCTACGGGCGATCAGATTTACGACGGTCTTGCTATGCTTAATGATTTATTAAACTTTAAGCAGATTGAGACTGATTTAATCCCTTATTGGCAATATATAACCTTCAATGCTATACCTAATCAGGAATTTTACTTCCTTCCAAGCGTGGCTGCTATTGAAGCATCGACCTTTAATATAAACGTCGTTCGATATCCCATGGTATCAACAAGCCGTACGAACTATTTTGGTTCCTCAAGGGTTGATAACATCTCAACATTGCCGTTCTCATGGAATTACGAGAGAGGCGTTGGTGGTGGCTCATTTGGAATGTATTTTCTACCTGATGCGGCTTATCCCATCAAGATGAAAGTCAAGATATTCCTTGTGGATGTGACGTTGCAAACTGACTTACAAGATGTGACTTCAACCTTCACAAATCCCTATAATATTCCTAATTATACAACCTATTCGTTCATTAATAACAATATTCAGGGATACGATACCTCCTATATAGAGTATCTGCGTTATGCGCTAGCACGTTATATGTGCTCTGAATATGGAATTTTATTTAATCCAGAGTCTGAAAAAATATACTTATCCATGACAAGAAAACTCATGTACATGGATCCTCCAGACCTATCAGGCAAGAAGCTTTCTATTCTCTATGCTGATTCCAACCCAGGATATAACTGGGGCGATGTCAACATCGGCCATGGATGGAGGCCATAATATGGAAATGGGTGCTAATCGAATGAGCCTTGAAGATAGAATAAATCTTGAAAGACGCATCTCAAGAGCAGAAGAGAACTTAATCTCTCTTCATGATGATATCAAAGAAATTAAAGGCACACTAAGATGGCTTTTAGGACTCATGTTTGGACTTAACACAACCATCATAGGCATTTTAACAAAAGGATTTGGCGCACTGACATGATAACTCGTGGCAAGAACTTTAGAGAGTTTCCGCTTAATATTGTAGGCTCAAGCACCTTTGGACGATACCCAAAGATAAGTGTAGAGAAAACCTACAATATGTTCATGTCCGATGAATTTATGGTGCCTTATGCGGGATATTCCATAGGTGTTCCCTCTAACCAATTTGCTGATG